CCAACATAATATCCAATATCTGTTATATCAAGCTTTTTCAAATACGTTTCAAAGTCTTTAAGATGGCGTTTACGTTCACTCAAGATGATAATGCGTCGCCCAATTTTAGCATATTCCGCAATATGTTTACTTAGATATTCAGTGCGTGGTTTATAGTATGCTATCTGATTTACAAGACGTGAACGTATAACTTCACCATCCTTATTTAATGGTGGTTCTACAAATGTTTTATCCTCTGATTCAAATCGATATACCAAAGCACATACCGTCGAATCAGCTTCTCTGAATTTAATCTGATAGGCAATTGGGCCTAGAAACCATATAAATACCTTTTCAAGTCCATCGGTTCTATGGGGTGTAGCACTAAGACCAAGCATATGTTTACATTGAATTTTTAATAACGATCGCGAAAAGTGTTCTGCACCCAGATGGTGGCATTCGTCAAATATAGCAAATCCAAAATCTTTAAATGTTGCCCCATTATAGTCTCTATTACAAAGCGTTTGAATCATAACCAATGATACGTCATATTTATGGGGCTCAATTTCACATAATTTAGCCTGAACAGTTCCTATACGTATTCCAGGGCATAATGCTTCTAATTCACCCTTCCATTGAGACATTAGAAATTCCTTGTGTACAACCACAAGGAAGCGTTTTTTAAGTTTGAAAGCTAACCAGATAGACATAAATGTTTTACCATAACCACAAGGCACACAAAGAAGACCATTGCCCCCCGATGCAATAAAGGTATTTACAATTGGAAGCTGTTCTTCGCGGAGTTTTCCAATAAAATGAAGGTCCTCCCGGAGTGCTAGCCCATCTGAACGTATATCAGAATCGGGTTCGCCTAGAAGCTTTTGTCCCCAATCGCGTGGTAAATATAAATAATTACTTGATTCATAAAATACTGGAAATTCGTCTTTGCCCATGTCGTATTTATCAGGAGTCTCCGGTTTTACTGTCAATGTTTTTCGAATCCAATATTCTTGTTGTTTTGTTAATACAGATTTTAATAGCCTATAACCCTTTAATGTAAGTACCCTAGCCCCGGATTCCCACGAAGTTGTATTAAAATCTGGATGTGCCATTGATATAAAAATAAATTCTATATTTGGCTTCAAGTTTTGGCAAATAAATAAACAATGTGTTTTTTAGGAGATTCAATGGACACTTGGGAAATTGTTTTAATATTGTTGCTATTAACAGTTTCTGTATTAGTAATATCAAATCACGAAGTGCCACTATCATTCATAAGTATGTTAGATAATATTTATTTCCAGCTAATAGTACTCGGTATGACATTAGCATTATCAACAGTATCCCCATCTTCGGCAATAGTAGCTGTAGCTACATTAGTTATTATATATTACGTAAGAAACATTGTTAAAATTCAAATGGTTCAGCAAGCTCAGCTGGCACAACAGGCTCAGCTTGCGCAACAGTCTCGGCTGGCGCAACAGGCTCAGCTGGCACAACCGGCTAAGCAAGACTCATTAAATAATGAAGAAAACGCACCCCGGATTGAAATCACAGAAGATAATAAGGCCGTTAATCTAACAGCCGATAAAGAGACGCAGGATTTGGCATTGAATCCCAATCTAGTTAAACATGAAAATAGTGGATTACTATCAGCAGGTAAAAAAAATGGTATATCAGATGTAGAAATGCCATCCCCAAGTTGTCAAAATAAAACAGTGGAATCATTTGCTAGTGATTTTAATCATCCAAATCTTATGGGCAATGAATCGCGTGTGATGATACCAGAAGTAGATTCAAATATTTTTGCAAAGGGAGGAAACGCGGCTCCTTACAATGATGAAAAATTGGCACCAGCTTCCCGCCCATTCCATGGATTGGCTGGGCAGTTTGATATTATGCAGACGCGTCCTACAACAAGATTTGAGAAGTATGAAGAATTAGATTATATGCCATTGCCGGGCATGGGATCCAATAAGTTCACGTTTGATGGTTCTAGTATTAACGATAAAATTGTAATTTTACAACAAGGTGTAAAACCATCCTCTATGCCTCCGCCTAATTATACCGCAAATGGTCAGCCACAACCTACGGTGCATTAATTAAATCACAATTAACCTTAGTTAAGTATATCACTTTTAGGGGACATACTTAAGTTTTACACCAGCGTTCATTTTAGACCACCAGGTTTTCAAATCGGCTATTATCACTAACGAGTCATATCAAATGACTGCATAATTTCTTTCAGAAAGTGCCGGTTTGAAATGCCCATTAGTCTAAATTTGTGGGTTATTAGCCAGAACATTATTCGAAATAGCCACATATTTAACAATAATTCGTAAGAATTATTGTTAAAACGTCAATTTTACCGAATATGTTTTAAATACCTGCCAGTACCGAAGTTAAGTACACCCAAAGGGTGTACATTTTCGTACGGCTGTAGTTGTAAAGTATCGTAAAGTTAAGTACAATCCTCTGAAAGGGGGTGTACTTAACTTCGGTACTTCACGGTAATAATAAACCGGCAAGTGCTGAAGTTATGTACCCCTTAATGGGGTACAAATTCATGGTATCGAAAAATTACTTAAGATCGCTAGATTGTTTCATTTCTGCCTGTGAATGAGACCATAAACGCTCATTATAAACTTTATTATAAACATTACAGTTCAATATATTTTTATCTGGATTAATATCCTGAAATAATCCTAAGACACGTAAGGCATCCAGAGCAGGTCTATCAATACAGTTACCTTGAACACCAACGCAAACAGGAATTGATAAGTCTTTAGTTTTGACAGATGTACCCTTTAAATTTTTAACCAAATTAGTACCGGGTGGACACGATAGTTTCTCATATAGACGTTCTGTTTCGCAACTATTTGGTGTATTAAACATATTCTGTCCAAGCCCAAGTCCAGTACAAAGACCAGTGCCGATACAATCTGTTTTTGATGCGTTTGGATTGCCACTACAGCATTTATATCCACCGGCACTTGTAACGTGATTAGGGTAAATACGGGGACATAATTTTCCACTACGCTCTTGTTGTTGCTGTGTTGCTATTTCTTGACACAATGGATAATGACGTATATCACCAGAAACATTACGTGTGTCTTCAATACCTGTTGCCATAGCACACACGCCATCTGGCCCTATTGCTGAGCAACTATGTGTGAATGTGTCTATTTTATTTGTTCCACAACATAATGAGTTACCTTCGCTATCTGTAAAAAAGGTGTATCCATATGGACAGGTTCCAACAGGAGGTAATTTTGATAAATTATAATTTGATGACCCTTGCTCCTTTATTCTTTTTGGAATTTGTATAACGTTAGGCCCGGGACATTTATCATTATTTGTTCCAAGTTTTGGAAACGATAACGTGTTATTATTTATTCCCATTGCGATTGAATATAATAGCACAAATAATACACCACACGCACCTATAATAAGTAACATTGATTGGAGCTCCATCTCCTCTGTTTCAGACATAGAAAACATAAAAATAATAATATCAAGTACCGGCTAGTAGCTGATTTGTACCCATTTAGGGGTACAAATTAGGACGGCCGTAGGTGTAGAGTACCGTACAGTGATGAAGTAGAGTACGCCCCTTTCAGAGGGATGTACTTAACTTAACCGCTCTTTTACCGCGGTGAACGTGTGAAGTTTTACTCTTTAAGATGTACCTATCCAGGTGAGCAGGGTTGTTTGATTTAATACCATTTATTCAACTGATATTTTGTACTTTTTACATAATATAAATTATAAAATACCTTAAATTTTTCAGTTCAAACAACCCTGCTCGCCCGGATAGATCAAATAACCTTGCTCGCCCTTGTAGGTTCATGTTTGTAGTTTAAACTTTTCCGGGCGAGCACAGTTATTTATTTAATACCATTTATTCAACTTATATTTTGCTGTTTTTACATAACATAAATTATAAAATACCTCAAATTTTTCCGATCAAACAACCCTGCTCACCCTTGTAATTTAGACGGCAACCCTTAAAAAACAGTCCCGATATTATTATTTTATTACAATTATATAGGTTAGAATATGTCCGATTTATCATTGGAGACAAATATGGGCTCCCGAGTATGTAATCCGGCACGCCACAGAAAGCCTGGAGAAACTTGTTTATCATTGGAAGCCCTTGAAAATATGCGTGTGACTTGGAATAAAGAACATCAAAATAATCCTATCCCAACATTGGAAAGCCTTACAAGAAGAAACACTAAGCGGTCAAAGTCTACACGCACAAATAAAAATAGTATATTGAAAGATACAACATCTAAACGCGTTTTTCTTTGGAAGAAACTGCGTAATGCGATGAAACATTATTATGACTGTGACACAGAATTTTGTCTTGTAAAAAAAATTCCAGGTTTGGATAATAAATCACGCGAAACTATTACAAAAAAATATTTTAGACCAGAAAAGCCTGAAGAATGGGATAAAAAGCAAACTACCTGGTTAGATAGTTTCAATATTGAAGAAGTTATGAATCAATATGAAGAGGCACATTCAGAGTTTGAGTTTATAGGACCTGTTCCTATAGATTTTGACGCTCCGGCTGATAGTACAGGTATTACGGGCAAATGGGGAAAATGTATAGTAGATGAAATGTGTAAAATGGATATAAATGATGCTTATAAAAAGGGTACCAAAAAAATAGGTATAATTTTCAATTTAGATAAGCACGACGAGCCTGGTTCCCATTGGGTATGTTCCTTTGTAGATTATGATAAAAAAGGAGCCTATTATTTCGATTCATACGGGTTACCTCCTCCAACAGAGGTTAGTCGTTTTTTAGAGCGTTGTAAGGAACAGGGATGTAAAACCATTTTATATAACGATATACGTCACCAGCGTAAGGACTCGGAATGCGGAATGTATTGTCTATATACTATTATATGTTTATTAAAGGGGCGTGCCTTCCAAGATATATGTATGGATATAGTCAAAGATGATACAATGAATGCTTTTAGAGATATTTTATTTGCAAGTGAATCGCCAAGACGTGAGGCTTTAAATAAAGCAGTACAAAGTTTATGTGCTTAAAAAAAAATAAATATATCGATAATTGGGATCAGATATTGATATATTCAATACCGTACAAATGTATTTAAATAGATATATTAAATAATAAGTTAATGGAATGTCCAAAATGTTTAGAAATACAAGGGTTTCATCATTTTAGTATAATTGGAGAAACTAATAATGGATTATGTATTTATTATTCTAAACCATCGATTCATACAGAAAAACGCCTGACGGAAGAATCCATAGTTAATTATTTAATCCATTTGGATAACGCAAGTACTAAACCGTGGGTTTGGATTATAGATTCGCGTGGACTAGATAATTTAGAAACCCCTAATTTATTATTATTAAGAAAGTTCTATCTTCAATTAAAAACTAGATACAAAGATGTACTACAAAAAATTTTTATATTAAATGAAAGTTTTATGATGAAAATTATTTATAATATGATATATCCATTTTTATCATCTGAAATTAAAAACTTAATTGTACTTTGTCCTACAGAAGAAGTCCTACTTAATAATAATATTGATGAATTAATTATTAAGAAACTATCTGAAATCTGAAAAAAAAAATAACACCTTCGTTTATAAAGCTTAAGGCTAATATTCGCCGTAAATAATAATGAGCAGTAGCCAAAGAGGAATCCAACAACCCGCCTTATCGGGACCGTTTAATCAAAATCAGCGACAGAACGATACGCACCAGACGTTTTTCGCACAAGCAAACTATGCACGGCTTTTACAACCATTACGTGAACAGTATGAACGTAAATTAAACACCGATGAGCTCCCCGAGGATGTTGATAAACGCCTTCAGAAGTCCTTACAACATTACATGAAGGAGGTTTTCCGTGTAAACGGTACAGCTACGCCCATAAGTACACTAAATCAAGAGGTTTATCGTGAAACCACATTAAACTTTGATGGATGGCTTCAGAAACAAGTTTCAACTAATGTACCAAAACGTCCAATAGCGACACAAAGTAATCAGGACCCACTATTTGAAAGTGTAGGAAATCGCTTTGAACGTGAGCAACAATCCCGTGCTTCTGCTCCGTTACAGGCTATTCCAAATATGGATTTTACGATTCCCAAAGATGATGAAGATGCCGAAGATCCATTGGATAAATATGAACGCTTAAGAAAACAACGGGAATTAGAAGCGAAACCGGCATCTGTGAATAAAACAAGAAGTATGGACATTTATTCTGAACCATCGGCCCCTTCAGCAACAACACTTATTCCACCTGTACAGCAAAATAACCAGCCACCACCACCCTTACTTGCCCCGAGACCGCAAGAATATATTATCAAACAAGAAGATGTAATAAAATATAAAGAAAATGAGAACAATCTGTACATATATAGTGGCGATCGCGACTGGTTAGCAAACCGTAACGAAAACAGATATAATTTTACTATTAATTTTAATACTGTATCAAATACAAACTCGGCAACATTTTCCCCTTCTGTTAAAGAACGCTTCAAAAATATAGTACGCATGGAGCTTGTGAAGGTCATACTTTCTAGCGAACCCTTGGAAATCTCAGTAAGATCTATCTTTAAAAGTGGAAGTGGAACAATAAATGTTAGTAACGATACCGATCGTATTATAAATGTATTAGCACACCCGTTTGTTATGATTCGTATTTCGGAGTGGACTGGAAATGGTTACGGTACAAATGTAAATATTGATAATACATTCGGATTAGTTCAATACGACCAGACTTGGAAATCCGATATAAGAGCTCCTAATTTTGGACATATTTCAATGACTCCGCGTTATTTGAAAGCCCAGCGTGTTTATTCACCAACGCCTTTAGCAACATTACAAAAATTATCTATTCAAGTGGAGCGTCCAGATGGTCAACAATTAACAACGATGCTAGATACATTAGATATAGGAAGAATATATTTATCTGAATCAATAGTTTTTACTGCACTCGATAACACAGGAAATCCATTAATACCAACAACAACCTACGATAGTTATATATTTATAAAAACCAAAACTTGGTTTAATCGTTACTTTGTGTCAGAATCTGATAAAATTCAGATAAGAGGTTACGACGTAGAATCTGGAGCATATAGGGGAGATTTTAATAGTTTTATAAACTCCGTAAACGGACATATAGTAGTAGGTACTGGGTGGACACCTACTAATGACCCATTAAAAGTAACCGAAGGTTGGAACACTGTGGGATACAGTAACTATATAATAATCCGCAGTCGTTTTGAAGACCCTACAATATCTGGTAGCACAGATAGAAAGTATTTTGGTGGCAGTAGCGACGACGACGATTTAAAGACTAATCTAAAAAATAAAATGCAGGACTTAACGTCGTGTGCCCTTATTAACTTAAATCGTCAATCGCATTTTGTATTAAGAATTATAACTCGTGAAATGGACGCCAGTTCAAATTTAAGACCGGATAATTCTTGAACCCGGCATTTATAGTTACGGGCCAGTGCCGAAGTTAGGTGACCTTAATGGAGTACAACTTCGCACGGCCTTAGCTGTGAAGTGCCATAAGTTAATAACACCCCTCTGAAAGGGGGTGTACTTAACTTCGGCACTTCACGGTATGCTAATTTT